GTTAGCTGGGGTTTTCTTGATTAACTGTTCAAAGGTAACTGTCAGCGCTTGTTCCTGCACATTGTCGATTGCGATCAAGACAGGCTGTATTGCTACAGGAATTTCGATTTCCGCCTTGGTCGATTCTTCGTCCCATACGATGTCCTGCTTAAACAGAGTATTGTTAAATCGTTCTTCTTGGATTTCGCGAAAACTCTTAGGCAGGTTCACTTGACCCACCTCCATATTTCTTGATTTGTAAGATGATGCTTGTCAAAGCCCGCTCCAGGCCGCCTTTATCGTCACCGTCGAAGTGTATTGACACAAAAACGCAAACCGCTAACTTATAAAGGTCATCTTCTTCGTTTTCCTCAACTCCAGCATTAGCAAGATAAGCCTTCGCGGCAGATATAAAAGACGACAGGAGCGAGTCTTGCTCGCTCCCGTCGATTCGCAAAAATTGTTTTACTGCATCTAACATTTTTGATCTTCCTTGAGTACTGCAAGCCGGAAGGCGGAGTTGAGTAGCCGATGCTGGTCGAACCAACCGGTCAATACCCAGATGTAATTACCTTTATCGACATCCTTGTCGGCATCGTAGACCAGATCGCCGTCATAGTTAAGCCGGCAATAGCCGAAGTCGCCGACAATCGGGACCGTGGCGCTGTCGCAGAAGATGACCGGCTTGCCAATGATCTGCTCAGGCTGTACCCGATAGAGATCCATGCTATTGTTGGAGAGAGCCTTGAGCATGGTTACATAGTCAGCATACCGCATGACCACCTTGGCGTTCTCACGGAAGTCCTCGTGCAGATCGGCAATGGCATTGGTAATTGCTTCGTAATAATCTTCGCCTTCTACCGTGTCAATTACATAAACGCCAGAAGATTTTTGGTAGAAGCTCATATGTTCCTCGCCACCACCTGGGTTGTCAGTCAAGGAAACCTTCTTTTCCTTCGCGGCCAAGCCAGAGCGCAAGGCGTTTTCAACATAGGTGACAAGATCAAGGTCGGAGCCATGAATCACGGTATCGGAAATTTTAACTTTCACCTTGAATTTGAAGCGACCGAATTGTACCTTGTCGCCGGTTGCCAAGATTTCTTTTGCAACTGCGTCATCGTTGATAAATCCGTCGTCATTATTGTCGAGAGAGAAGGCGATTTTCGGGACTTCCAATCCCGTAATATTGCTTACACGGATAATCTCCCGCAATGGGTTGGTGACAAACGGCTCATGGACGAGTTCATTGCTCAAAGTGGACGGCAAAAGATTTTCGCCGCCGGTGGTGTTAGGACTGCCCGCCGGAATCGCTTTCAGCACCGCCCGCACATCGTCAGGGATCTCTCTCTTTAAGATAGCCGCCCGGTAGAAGGCTGCTTTAGCCGCGATGATGCGTTCTTTTTCGTCTCGTGCTGCAGCAACTTTATTTTCGTTCTGGAATTTTTTCCGCGCTTCGGCTTCCTGCCGGTCGTGTTCTTCTTTAATCAGGTCGTACCGTTTCTGCAGGTTGGCTTTGGTTTTCTCTAGCTCATTGATTTCTTCGATGTCTACTGATGGATTTGCCGCCTTTTTCGTGATGTCCTCGGCCACTTTCTGGAGCTGCGCCCCAACCATCGCCAAATTTTGTTTGAGTTCATAAAGATCATTCATTTAAAGTTCCTCCATTTCTTTTTTGATTTTGTTTACTAGGTTTTGGGTTTCCTCTATAATAGCCTGCCTTTCAGCCACAGATAGACCTTTTGGGCCCTCCACGCGCTTTTCGAGCAGGTATTTAGGGACGTTTTTATAGACCGCCATTATCTCAGGGTCAATGCAGGCGGCCACTTCTTTGGCTTCGATGATTTCATCAACAAAGCCATAATCGTGGGCTTCCTGGGCCGTCATCCAGGTCTCGGCATCCAAAAGTTCGACGAGTTTTTCTTCGGCGATTTTATCACCGATATGAGACATGTAAGCCTCAACCATGCCGACCTGGATTTTGTCAAGGACTTCGGCCTCTTTGCGCAATTCATTAGCATTGCCAATCGTGATAGTCCATGGGTTGTGAATCATAAATGTTGCGTTTTTGGGCATATATACCCTATCCCCGGCCATCGCAACAAAAGAGGCGGCACTTGCCGCTAGTCCGTCAATGTAAACGTTCTTTTTGGCTCTGTGCCTCTTTAAGATGCTATAGATTGCCTGGGCTTGGAACACCGAGCCTCCGCCGGAGTTAATGTAGATGTTGAGGGTGTCGATCTCACCCAAATCATCAAGTGCTTGTTTGAAGCTCGCAGCTGTCATATCCAGGTCGTCGTCATCCAATTTGTGTGAGACGATATAACCATAAATAAAAACATCCCCGGTTTTTTCTTCCATGGATGCTTTTACTTCCCAGAAGGGCTTTTTGTTCGTGCTTTCGAGATTAAAAGGGATAGGTTTCATGGCGCAACCACTCCTTTCGGTAAAGGTATAGGTGTATCAATCGGTTCCATGTCTTTTGACCTATAGAGTTTGTCACCGCCTTCCATTGGCGGCAGATCCTCCAGTGCACGGATCTCATTCGGGGTCAGCCACATCGAACGGACGCCCTTGAAGTAATACTCTGCTTGGTCCTTGGTATTTCCGCGGAGTAAGGCTTTAAGGTTGAATTTCCAATATAAGCCCCTTCGCCGTTCCTCGGGCGTCAGCAATTTCCGGTTGAACTCCTTTTCATACTGTACGACGTTAACCCCGAGAGTGCCTTGGACAAATTCAAGGGCAAGTTGCTCCATGCTATTGTAATTGACCCCTTGAGTTTCGCCAAGCATATAAGCCGGCAAATTAAAAACTGATGCAACCCTGGTCCGGGTGATTTTTTCCGCCTCAAAAACCTTCGTATCGAGAAACTCACGTTTAATCGGATCAATCTTAAC